TTACATTTACATTAACCTTTGGAGCTGTTGCTGTAGGTTCAGGTCAAACAGGACTTCACACTTCAGGTGCAAGAAAAGGTCAATCAGGATTAGCTGTTGTTACATCAGCGTTTCCTCTTGTAATATGTACATTAAGTAGTTCGGGTTCGAATAAGGTTACAGCTGATACTGTAATTAATGGTTCAATCAGTTATTACGTACCACAAGTATAACAAGTAATTCAGTAGGCTTCTAACCACCTTCTCGGTTAGTGTAAGACCTACATTTTTTTAAGGAAGATATGGGATTATCTAAAGTAGACATATGCAATCATGCATTATTAAAAATTGGTGCAGACACCATATCATCTCTCGATACTACATCAAGTGACACAGAAGCTGTCATTCAAAGTGCAAAGTTTTGTAACATTCTTTTTGACCAAGCATTAGAAGAAGTGTTGCGTATGCACAAATGGAACAACGCAATGAAACGAGTACAACTTACTCGATTAACAGATGTCCCTGCATTTAAATGGAAATACACATATTTATTACCTTCTGATTGTATTAGAGTAATAAATTTATATGACAATACAAACGCATATGATGACCAAACAAGTTGGGTAGTAGAAGGTAAAAATATATTAACAGACTACGATAAAGCATATTTATCTTATGTATCAAAACCACAAGATGTATCTACTCTTAATTCTTTTGTTACACAATGTGTTATACAAAATTTATCAATAAAACTTTCTGTTCCTATGCAATTAGATGAACAGTTACAAAACAATTTAATACAAGAGTTTACAGCAACTATTCTACCACAAGCAAAAAGTATTGATGCTCAAGAAAACAAATGGTGGGATATGGAAGAAAGTGATACATTACTATCCATATATAATAAATCACCCATAATATAAGGTAGTAATGGCAATAAATTATACACAATCTTTTCAATCAGGCGAGTTGTCAAGAAAAATGGACGCAAGGTCTGATTTAGATTCCTACAAAACAGGGTGTCGTGAGTTAACAAACTTTTATGTATTACCTCAAGGTGGTGTAGAAAGAAGAACAGGCACACAGTTTATTAACCTTACAGGAGATGAAGATTCTATTGATGGTGCAGCATCAGCTAGATTATTTCCTTTTGATTTTTCTGATACTGCAAAATATGTAGTGGAAGTAGGTACAAGTTATATAAAAATATTTAATGGTATAGCAGAAACAGATGGCACTTATACAATTTATGAACCTACAGGAACAGTACCTGCATATACTGCAACAGAATTACATGAGTTACAATTTGTTCGTAGATATGATACAATGATTATTACTCATAGAAACCACGAGCCTTTACTTTTACAAAGATTAACTGTAACACCGACATTTAGTGTATCAGAAATAGATTATGTATATCCACCACTTCGTGATATGAATGTTACAGCTACATCTTTAAAGCCTACAGCTTCTGTTGTTGGTGATACAGAAGTACAATCATATTCAAATAATGGAGTTGATTTAGTTTCTGATGTTATAAACAATGACCATGTTAATTCTATATGGGGTCTTAATTATGTAAGAAGTTCAGGAAATAGACAACAAACTATTAATATTAGTTCTGATACAACAGGTGCAGAAATAGATGTTAGTTTTTCTAATTATTCTGTTAATACATCAGGAAATTTACATGGTACTGTAACTATACAAAGAAGTACAGATGGTGGTTCTAATTATAGTGATTTAGTTATTTTAGGTACAGCAAGTGGTGATTCAACTTTTTCTTATGCTTCTACTGTTGCTGAAGATAAAAATACTAAAATAAAAATAAAAGTTACAAATCATTCAAGTGGTACATTAGGGGGAACTGTTATTGCACAAGAACAATTCCTTAAAGGTTTAATAAAAATAAAAGATGGTTCTGATATATTAGGTGCATCTATAACTGCTGTTGCTTGGTCAAGTGATGAATTAGAATTAACTTGTACTCATGGTTTGTCTACTGCTGATAAAGTTACTATTAAAGGAATTAAAAGAGATGGAGCACTTATAGATAGTGAATTAGTTAACTTAACAGTAACTGATGGTGCAATAGCAGGAGGAAGTACAGGTTCAAAATTTCATGTACCTTTAGCAGGAAGTTATGGTTCTGCAACATTTACTGTTGATAATGCTATTATATATTCAGCATCAAGAATTGATGTAGAAGTATTATCACCACTTGGTGGCACAACACCAACAATATTTTGGAATGAAGCAGCGTTTAGTGACTTTAGAAAGTTTCCTGTAGCAACAGAGTTTTATCAAAACAGATTATTTTTTACAGGTTCTCAAGATGACCCTGCTACAATATTTGGTAGTGTGTTTGATGATATATTTAATTTTCTTACAGGGTCTACAAGTGATATGTCAATTAAACGTATACCTGATACAGCAGCAGAAGCAAAATCTCTTATAGGTAAAAAAGATTTATTTATGGGTACAGATGGTGGTATAGTTTCTATTAAATCTGTAAATGCTGACCAACTTATATCATCTACAAATATCAATACAGAAATACAAAACTCATATGGTTCATCACTAGTACAACCTGTTATTGCAAATGATGTTGTTGTATATTTACAAGGGAATAAATTAAAATTAAGAGAGTTGGTATATAGTAGAGATAATGACGTTTTTGTAGGAAATGATTTAAATTTATTAAGTGAAGATATTACAGGTACAGGTGTAAGACAAATGTTTGTACAACAAAACCCTGACCAAATTATATGGTGTATAAAAGAAGATGGTACTGCTTGTATACTAACCTATGATAGAACAAAAAATATTATGGGTTGGGCAAACATAGAAACTACAGGAACTATAGAAAGTGGTACTGTATTATCAACAAGTGGAGAAGATGCAGTATGGCTTGTTGTAAAAAGAGGTACTAAATATGCTGTAGAAAAATTTCAAAACAGAAGTGATGCAACTTGGTATGTAGATAGTGGAAGTTCTGTTACAGCTAATAATCCTACATCTATTACTGTTGGTACTCATTTAGATGGTGAAACAGTACAAATATTATTTGATGGTTCTTTTCATTCTACAGCTACAGTATCTAGTGGTGCAGTATCTATAAGTAATGATTTTCCTGTATGGCAAGCAAACAAAGCATATAACAAAGATGAAACAGTAATTAATAGTGGTACAGTATATAATGCTAAAGCTGCATTTACAAGTGGTGGTGTATTTGATGCAAGTAATTGGAATACTAATTCCTCAACAGCAATAGCAGGATTACAATTTATTTCTACCTTAAAACCAATGCCTATAGAACCTGCATTAGCTAATCGTCAATCACAGTCAAGAGTAAAAGCTGTAGCTAAAATGGTTATACGATTATTAAATACTAAAGGTGCACAAGTAGGTGAAGCAGGTAGACAGTTAACAAGTTTTCCTGTGGTTAAAACAACAGACACAACAGGACAGGTTGTACCATTAAAAACAGATTCATTTAGATTTTTTGTAGGGAGTGATTTTGAAAGAGAAAAATTACTTGAAGTTAAACAAGATTTACCTTATCCTATGACTGTGTTAAGTATAGCAACAAATGTTAATGTGGAGGGTGCGTAATGGCTGCTGAAACACTACTTGGTTTATCTAATCCTGTGGGTTGGGCACTTATGGGTGTTAGTGCTTTGTCTAGTATATTTGGAGGGCGTAAACAAAGAAAGGCAGCTAAAAAAGCAGCAAGAGCACGAATTACTATGGGTAATTATAATGCAAATGTTGCAAGAAGAAATGCTGCTGCAGAAAATGAAGCTATACTTCACGCTGCTGAAACACAACGTCTTTCACAAAGAGAAATGCAAGCACAACAAAGAATGAATGTAGCTGCTCGTGGTGGCATGGAAGCAGGTACAGATATGTTAGCACTATTAGAACAACAAACATTAATGCAACTTGACGCATTAGAAATGCAAAGAAGGGCAACTCTTGCTACTATATCAGGAGAACAAGAAGCTGAACAAATTATGATGGAAGCAAAAACAGGTGCACAAATTGCTAGAGCACAAGGTAGAGCAGCAGAAGCACAAGGATATACACAAGCATTAGGGACTTTAGGTAGTGCCTATTTACAATATGGATAAAACTATGGCTATATCATTACCACAATATAAACAACAAGCACAACCTGTAGCAGATACTACAGCAAGAAAATTACCTGCTGACTTGACATCAAAAGCAATTATGGCAGAAGCTCAAGTTGGTGCTGCTATGGCAGAAGGATTTGCTACAGTTGCTAAAGTAGGTGGACAGTTAGCATTTCAATATAGAGATACACATAATAAAGCAGTTCTTTCTAAACAAGCTAATGATGATGTAAGTAGATTAGAAGAATATAAAAACCAAATAAGTATAATAAATGATGAAGATAAATTAGCAAGATATAGAAAAGAATTTGAATTAGAAACTGAAAAAATAAGAAATGAAACAAAAAATAATATATATGGTGGAAAAGCACAAAGACAATTAGATGCTCTTGCAGATGATTTTTTATCTAAAACATCAATACTAGATACTGACAGAGCATTTAATATAGAAGTAGATAATCTTGCAGCCGAAATGTTTATGTATAGAGAAAATGCAGAAAACAATCAAATAATGATAAACCCTGAAACAGGACAAAGTTTTGAACCTGAATATGAATTAGCTGATGATGGGGTGTCAGTAAAAGTAGATGAAAATTTTCAAGGAGTAGAAAGTAAAACTGCTGCACAAGTTCAAGATGAATATGCAACAAATGAATTATTACGTTTAGGTAAAATTACTCCACAATCTGCTGCAGAAAGAAAATCACAATTTGGACAAAATATAGAATATAAAAAAATAAGGAACGTAATTAATTTTGATATTGATAATTTTATAAAAGAATATGACCCAACAAAATTAAGTGCTGAACAAAATGTATCTATACAAGGATTACTAAAACAAGCTGAAAATGAAATAAATACTAAAACACAACGAGTACAAACAAAAACTCAACGAGAAGCATCAGCTAAAGTAATTACAGGTACAATAGATATTCCTACAATAGAAAAATTAGCAAACACTACAATAAACATAAATGGTAGAGAAGTACCTGTATTAAGTGAAGAACAAGCATATTTGTTAACAACAGAAATTACAAATACTGTAAAAATTTCACAAACTACAGAAAACACAAAATTTATGGAAATACAAAAATTAATTAGAAATTTAGACCCTGACAATTTTTCTATGAATGACGTAAATAAAATTTATTCAAAGATGTATGAAGTAAACAATAAACAACCTCAAGCATTATTTCCAATACAACAAATAAGACTTTGGAAAAATAGTATACAAGAAAAAATTAGTGATAATGATGTAACAATAGACTTTGATGGTGGTGCTATTTTTACAGGAAAAGATATGAAATTAACACCTGCTCAAAAAGATGTATTTAATGAAATATTTGATATATCAATAGATATGTTACAACTTGAAAACAATCCTCTTGTAAGATTAAATACTACAGTTGGTACTGCTATAAAAAGAACACAAGAAGCTCAATCAGCGTTTACAAGAATGATTAAAGAACAAGAAGATGAAAATTTAGGTAAAGTTCTTACTATAGATGAATTTAAACAAGAATATATAATTAAAAATCAAAAGATAAATTATGAAACAAAAGCATTAAACACATCACCACCTACTACATTTACAGAAAATGAAATTGAAATAGGAGATATATTAACTTTTGCTAATGGTCAAAAAGTAGAAGTTATTAATCTTGATGGAATTGAAAATGTAGAAAAAATAACTGCAGATATGTTAAGTAAAACAAATGTAAAATTTATTAAAAGAACAAGGTCACGAAAATAATGAAACTAGATTTTAAAAATGTAGTTGACATAGAAAAACAAGAAAAAAAAGAAGAACCTATTGATTCTGAAGTAGGAAGTTTTGATTTTAAAAACATTGTAAGTATAGAAAGAAAAAAACCAACAAATGAATTTACTGCTAAATATTTATTAAATAATCCAACAAATAATTTATCTGCTACAGACAAATCTAATACCGATTCTATATTAGAAAATGAAGATATGGAATACCTAAAAAGTGCTTTGTATTATGAAAATAAATATGGATTAGATACAACAAAAGCTAATGTTATGGCACAAGTTGCAGCAGATGGATATAGTTCGTTTCACGAAGCAAATCAAAAAAATGCGTTACTTATATCAGAAGAAGCAAAATATCAAAATGGTTGGGAAAATTATTGGGACTCACAATGGGCAAAAACAAAAAAAAATTGGCATATAATGCCTGAAGCTCTTGATGCTACTATAGTAGCAAACTCTGATATGACATCTTATTCAGATGCTTACAAAGAATTTATTGAAGATAATCCTGAACAAAAATTTGTAAAAACTAGAGCTGCTCAAAAAGCTAGAGAAAAACTTATACGACCTGAAGCAGTTGTAAAAATGACAGCTAAAGTTATCGAAAGCATTGAAGCGAAAGATTGGTACAGAGAATTAAGAACTCTAGCAACAATGGAAGCTGTAGCAGAGCAAATATATACACAAGAATTTAAAGGAGAAGGTTCGCAATCTTTAAGAAAAAGTTGGCAAGAAGGTAATTATAAACAAGTATTTAAAGATATTGGAACATTAACATTACTTACAGTACCTGATTTTGCAACTATGATAGGATTAAGTTTTATTCCTGTAGTAGGTGTTCCATTAGCAGCAGGTTATATTGGTGCTACTTCAGGTCTTTCAAGATACCAACAAGGAATACAAGAAGGAGAAGACCCTAAAACTGCTCAAAGAAACGCAATAGCTTATGCAGCATCAGAAATTATTTTTGAACGCATGGGTTCATTAGGAATGTTAAATGATATTATAAGAGGTCAGAAAAAAGAACTTGTAAGAACATTAGGTAACAAAATTATTAAACATACAAGAGAACCTACCTCTGAAGCATTAACACAAATTTCTCAAAATTTTATTGATGGTAACCCATTATCAGAAGGTCTTGAAGAATCTTTAGCAGTTGGTTTTCTTATGGGTGAAGGAGTTAATTTACTTGGATATGCAAAAAATAAACTTACAAGTGGTGATTTTAACAGATTAAATAGACAGACAAAAAAACAAATACAAAAAAACATAGATGAAAGTGATTTAATTAAAAATGACCCTGAAGGTCAAAGATTATATCAAGCTGCAATAGATGATAATTCTGATGCTAATGTAAAAGCATGGAATGATTATGTAGATAATAAATTAGATAAATTAATTGATGATTCTGTAAAAGCAGGTGAAGGTAAAACATTAACAGAACAAGAAATAAAAGACATAAGAGAAACATCTATATTTGATGATGTTATACAAAAGATAGCAGATAAAAATAATGTAAGTTTAGAAGCTGCAAAAGAAATTTATATCGCTTCTGCACAAGCACAAGATATAGATATAGATGTACAGGTTGATAATGCTAAAAAAGCTATAGCAAATATTGCACCTGATGTTGAAGTTGTTATACATGATACAAATGAGTCATATGTAGAAGCTACAGGTTCAACAACTACAGGTGGTATCTACGACCCTACTTCTAAAGTGGTTCATATTAATAAATCAAAACCAAATCAACGAACTGTAGCACACGAAGTATTTCACGCTATATTTTTAAACAAAGTAAAAAATGATGCACAAGCTCAAAAGTTATCTGATGAGTTATTTAAACGTATATATCGTAACTCTACAGGTGCATTACGAGCAGAATTAAATGCACATAGACGACAGTATGGAGAAAACTTACAAAGCGAAGAAGCTCTAGCAGAATTAGCAAGTATCATTGCAACTAACTATGATGTTATAGATGCAGATGGTCGTACAGCTATTCGTAAGTTAATTGATTTTATAGGTAAAGGATTACAAAATTTAGGATTCAATATTGTTACAGATAAAGATGTAATTGATTTAATGAATACTGTAGGTGGTAAGATTGCAAGAGGAGAAACTATAGAGCAAGCTGACGTTGCAGTATTAGACATAGTAGAAAAAGGTAAATTAGAAAATATTGAAAATGCTAAAGTAAGAGAACAAAAAATAAAAAGAGAAGATATTGAAAAAATACCTAAACACAAAAATGCAACTATAAT